TGCTAACACATGGGCTAACACAGTCGGCGATTCCGCTAATAGCTACGCTGGCTTTATGGTCAATAGCTCCAATTCATATGCTGATGCCACATATGTAAAGTTGATTGCTAATAATCAAACAATCTCTGGTAGTCTTGATATCACTGGTAACGTTAGTATTGAGAAAAATCTATTCGTAACAGGCAACATTTTCTTCACTGATTCACAAACACTAAGAATTGGTGATCCATTAATCTATCTCGCTGCTAATAACTACGCTTCTGACCTTGTTGATATTGGTTTCATTGCTAACTACGTTAACACAGGTGGTGCAAATGTTCACACTGGTCTTTATCGTGAACATATAACAAAGGAATACTTCTTATTTCAGGAATATTCAGAAGAGCCAACCGGCAATCATATTGACCCTTATGGTAATAACTTTACACTGGCAGTTCTAAATGCTGACCTAATTACCAGCAATCTAGTTCTTGGTGGCGCTAACGCTATTCATACAATCACAGTCGCATTTGATAAAGCCAATGCTGCTTACAACAATGCGAATGTAGGATTTGCTGCTGCTAATGCTTACTCAAATGCTACAGGTCTTGCTGGCAACAACTATGCTTCCATACTCGCTGCTAACAATGCAGTTGGTGCTAATGCTTATGCCAATCTAGTTGCATTCTCTGTAAACACCTATGCTTCAATTCTAGCATCAAATAATGCTATCGGAGCAAATGCATGGGCTAATACAGTCGGCACATCAGGTAATGCTTATACCGATTACGTTGGACTATCAGTTAATACCTATACATCAATACTAGCATCTAACAACGCTGTCGGTGCTAACAACTGGGCCAATACAGTTGGTGTTGCCGGTAACAACTACACAGACCACGTTGGACTATCAGTTAATACTTACACATCTATACTTGCTGCTAACAATGCCGTTGGTGCTAACGGATGGGCTAATACTGTAGGTGTAGCAGGAAACAACTATACCGATCATGTTGGTCTATCTGTAAATACCTATGCTTCAATACTATCAGCAAATAATGCTGTTGGTGCCAATGCTTGGGCAAACACAGTAGGAACAGCCGGCAATAACTATACTGATCATGTCGGACTTTCAGTCAATACATATACCTCAATACTTGCTTCTAATAATGCTGTAGGAGCAAACAACTGGGCTAATACAGTTGGCACCGCTGGTAACAACTATACTAATGCTGTAGGTGTTGCTGGTAATAACTATACCAACTATGTCGGTGTTTCTGGCAACTCATATACAGATACATCAACAACCGCATCTAACAACTACGCTTCTATACTTGCTGCTAATAACGCTGTCGGTGCGAATGCTTGGGCTAACACTGTTGGAACAGCAGGTAACAACTACACCAATGCTGTCGGTGTAGCAGGCAACGCTTATGCTGATTTCGTCGGATCATCTGCTAACTCATTTACCGATGCTACTTTCTACAAGAAAACTGGTGGATTGATTTCTGGTGATGTTGGTATCACTGGCAATCTAACAATCTCTGGTGAAGTAACATATGCCAATACAACTCAGTTGCAAGTTGGCGACAACATCATCACACTCAATGCTGATTTGCCTATGTCAGCAACAGCAATTGATGATGCTGGTATTGAAGTCAATCGTGGCAATCATAATAGCAATGCGGCATTACTCTGGATTGAAACAGCAGGCAAATGGAGTATTACAGGTAATACTTCACAGACAGTTTCAACATACATTGCTTCTAATACACTCGTAGAACTATATGCCGCTGCTGGTAATGCTCACTCACATGAGATTGGAACTGCTGGCAATAACTATGCCAATCACGTTGGCTTCTCTGCTAATTCTTATGCTACCGACACATATGCTACAAAGTCAAATGTCGCTATCATTTACAATACAAGTAATGTGGCATTTGATACCGCTAACGCTGCTTATGCTTCAGCAAACAACGTAGCACCACAAGTTGAACCAGCATTTAGAACAGCTAACAATGCTTATCTAACTGCTAACGCTGCCTTTGATAAAGCAAATGTTGGTGGTGCTAATGTCGCACAAACTGCTCCAGTCAGTCCAACAAATGGACAACTATGGTGGGACATTGATACTGGTAGATTATTCATCTACTACAATGATGGATCATCAGCACAGTGGGTTGAAGCAACACCTACACCTGAGATTGATACTGGTTATTATCATCTAACTAACGTAGCATTTGATACAGTCAATGTTGCTTATGCTTCTATCAATTCCAACTGGACAGTCCAGAACGCTGCTTACACAACAACAAACATTGCGTTTGATACAGCCAATGCTGCCTTTGCATCTGCTAACAATGTTGCTCCACAAGTAGAGCCTGCGTTTAGAACTGCCAACACAGCATTCCTCAATAGTAACGCAGCATTTAGACATGCTAACGCTGCATTTGATTCCGCAAACAATGTGGCACCTCAGGTAACACCAGCGTTTCTAACTGCTAATCTAGCATTCTTCAATAGTAATGCTGCATTCACTCATGCCAATGCTGCATTTGACTCAGCCAACAATGTTGCTCCACAAGTAACACCAGCATTCAACACTGCTAATTTAGCATTCTTGAACTCAAATGCTGCATTTGATAGAGCAAATGCTGGTGGTGCTAACGTAGGACAGACTGCTCCTGCTGGTGCTACATCAGGTAGATTGTGGTGGAATACTGATCTTGGTAAGATGTTCATCTACTATACCGATCCTGCTAATACAAGTCAGTGGGTAGAAACATCACCATCCGCTTCATCAATTGAAGGTGCTATTGTTACTGGTTACATCAATCCAGTAGTCACTATTGCTAACCTATCATTTGATGCTTCTAATGCTGCCTTTAGTCAAGCAAATGCTGCTTACGAAACAGCGGTAGCCGCATACGAAGCACAGAATGTTGATTACACAACAAGTAATTCCGCATATGTTCATGCTAATGCTGCATATGCGTTTGGTAACTCTGCTTATGCTTCACTAAACTCCAACTGGACTGTTACTAATACAGTCTATGGTGTCGCTAATGCTGCCTTTGATGCTGCTAATAATGTCGGACCACAGATTGCGCCAGCATTCAATACTGCCAATGCATCATTTGGTGTTGCTAACACAGCATTACAGAATACAACAACCACATACTTTGGAACACTAACATTCGCTGGTAATCTATCATTTACAACAGCAAATAACAACTTTACTGTTCCAACTGGATCAACTGCTGGTCGTCCTTCTATTGCTGCTAATGGTATGATCCGCTACAATACAACTCTCAATACCTTTGAGGGATACAAAGCTGGATCATGGGGAGCTATTGGTGGTGGTGCTACTGGTGGCGGATCTGATGATGCTTTCTATGAGAACACTACAACAATCACAAATGACTATACAATTACAACTAACAAGAACGCTATGACCGCTGGACCTGTCACACTAAATACAGGTGTAACGATTACAGTTCCTGCTAACTCAACTTGGACGATTGTGTAAGGAAGAAGTATGCCAATAAGAATAAGTGGATCAACAGGCATTTCTGGTTTAGATGGTTCAGCAACTACTCCTGCTATTCAAGGTGCTAGTGCCAATTCTGGTATCTACTATTCTGGTAATACTGTCTTTGTTTCTACAAGTGGCATCAATGCTCTTACAATTGGTCCGACAGGTAATGTAGCATTTACAAATACTAATGTTTCTATTGGTGGACAGGCTCTTTCGTCTGCTACTGGTATGAGGAATCGGATTATCAACGGAGATATGAGAATAGATCAACGGAATGGTGGTGGAGGTGTCGTATATGGCACAAATGCATATGCTGTAGATAGATTTACAGTATTTAAAGATGTTGCTGGTGGAAACGTTTCCTGTCAACAAACGACGACAGCACCACCTAACTTCAATAATTCTTTATATGTTACTGTAAATAGCACATTTAGTTCAACATCCCTTGATGGTTTTATTGTTCGTCATACTATTGAGGGATTTAATTTTGCTGATTTAGCCTGGGGAACCTCAAGTGCTAAATCAGTGACATTATCTTTTTGGGTCAGATCGTCGGTTACTGGCACTTTTAGTGGATCTATAGTGAACGGATCAGCGTTTAACTATTCATATCCATACACTTATACAATCAACGCAGCAAATACTTGGGAGTATAAATCAATCACAATTCCTGGACCAACAGCAGGAACTTGGATAGGAAATACAAATGGAATGGCTGCCCGTATTTACTGGGAACTTGGATCAGGATCAGATTTCAGAGGTGCATCTGGATCTTGGGTTGGTACTGGTATATTGGGTGTAACTGGATCTGTTTCACTAGCAGAAACTCTAAATTCAAATTTTTATCTAACAGGTGTTCAATTAGAAGAAGGATCAGTGGCCACACCATTTGATCGCAGATCATATGGCCAGGAACTTGCTTTGTGTCAGAGATATTTTTATAACCTATCTGTAAGTAGTGAAGCTGAACCGATATATTGTTATAGTGGGTTGAACTTACACTGTTTTTTCCCCGTAACAATGCGATCCGTTCCTACTGTTACTGTAACGTCAGGATCTGCTACTGTCAATAGAACAAGAAGATCAAGTGTAACTTTCAATCCTTATACTGGTGACATCGCATACACCGCAGCAATTGAATTATAAAAGAGGATAAACTATGTCAGAATACAAACTAACTAACGGAACAACGATCATTAGACTAGCAGACAACGCTTTCATTCCTAATGATCCAGCTAATACAGACTATGCTAGATATCTACAATGGCTAGAAGAAGGTAACACACCTGATCCAGCCGATCCAGTGCCAGAACCTGTTGAACTAACACCACAGGAGAAGTTGGCTAATGCTGGTCTGACAGTTGATGAACTAAAGGCTTTACTAGGATTATAATATGCCAATTAAGATAAACTCTACCGGTGGTGGTTCAGTATCAATAGATGTTCCTTCAACTGGTGGAACATTTACACTAACTGCGCCTGCTAATAACGCTACTATCTTTACAACGGCGGGTGGCGCTATCACTGGTAATGTATCGGTTGCTGGAGTTGCGACTTTTTCAAGCAATGTTACATTTTCAAGTAATAATGTTAGTATTGGTGGTCAGGCCCTTTCATCGGCTGTTGGTATGAGAAATCGCATCATTAATGGTGATATGAGAATAGACCAAAGAAATGTTGGTGCAAGTGTTACTTTACCTGCTGGATCAGGTGCCTACTCCTTTGCAGCAGATCGTTTTGCTGCAGGTAGAGCAGAAACAGGAACTGCAACGTTCCAGCAAAGTTCTACGGCTCCTGCAGGTTTTGCAAATAGTATTGTGTGGACAACAGGAACGGCGTCAACTCCTGCAGCAGGCGATAATACTTATGTTTTTCATCCTATTGAAGGTTATAACGTCGCCGATTTAGATTTCGGTAAATCAACTGCAAAAACTGTTACACTATCTTTTTGGGTTCGTAGTTCTTTAACAGGAACATATAGCGGTTCTTTGTCTAATGGATCTGGTAACAGATATTACGTCTTCAGTTATACAATTTCATCAGCAAATACGTGGGAATATAAGTCTATTACAATTCCTGGAGATACAACTGGAACGTGGGGAACGACTAATGGAAGAGGTCTTAATGTCATTTGGAATATGGGATATGGATCTACTTATCTAGGAACAGCAGGATCGTGGGGATCATCAGTAGCACATGGAACCACTGGTAGTGTTAATGTTGCTAATAATGCAGGAGCAACTTGGTATCTCACAGGCGTCCAGTTGGAAGTTGGATCAGTTGCAACTCCATTCGAGTTTAGATCATATACCACAGAACTTGCTTTGTGTCAAAGATATTTTTGTAAAAGTTTTAGACAATCTGTTGCTCCTGCACATGGAGCCGATTATCAGAGAGACTGTGTTTCTGGAGGATTATCATCATATACCACCAACACCGCATATTTATGTTCTCCTATATTTTTTCCAATTATAATGAGAACTGTTCCAACAGTAACAGCATATTCTTCTTCTGTTGTTGGTTCAAGCACTACTTGGAATTATTATAATGGTATATGGAATAACTTTGCAACTTTAGCATATGAGATGATCGGTGATATCGGTTTTAGACCTAATATGACAGGATCGTGGAGCACCAATCAAGATGTTCTTTATTATGGTGCATACACAGCATCGGCGGAGTTATAAACCATGAGCACACTTAAAGCAGTTAACTTTCAACATCCGACCGCTGCTAATGCGAATATGACATTGACCTCTAATGGGTCATTGCAGTTGGGTCAGGTGCCGTTTCTAGAAATGACACAAACGATTGCCGCTGACTACACTATAAATACTGGTATGAATGCTTTTACACCAGGTCCTATTTCAGTTGCTAATGGTGTGTTTGTCACGGTCCCTAACGGATCGTTCTGGATAGTTTCATAAGGAAAGACGAATGACAGTTATCATTGGTGGATCGGGTACAGCAAACGGGATCTCAAGTTTCTCTAGTCCTGCGACTTTTGGTGGAACGTTGGCTACTGCTCCTCGTGGTATTAGTAATGCTTCGGTTCCTAGTGGTGGGATAATACAGGTTGTTCAGACTTATGACACAACCTATAGATCAACTACTAGTAGCACGTATCAAGATTGCTTTTCAAGGTCAATTACTCCTTCATCATCTACTAGCAAGATACTGGTAATGGTTAGTTTATCATTATCTCATCCTGATAATGATACTGGATATGTTCGCATTTTGAGAGATTCTACAGAAATTGGTTCAGGTACTGCAACGGGTAGTCTACCTGGAGTATTATTTGCTGTTCGTATTTATAGTTATGAAAACACTAATAATAACTATAATCAACATCAGTATTCTCAGAGTTATATTGATTCTCCAGGAACAACATCGTCGATTACATATAAAATTCAATTCAGAGATGCACAAGGTAACGGTAGAGGTATTGCTATGAATGGTGCAATTAACTCCTCGACAGCAGATTCTAATTTTGGTAGAACAACTTCAAGTATTACACTATTTGAAATCGCACAATAAGAGGAAACTATGAGAGACTTAACTAAAGCAATTATATCATTATATCCAGGCGCACAATGGTCACTAAGCGGCGATACGTATGAAGGTCTAGATTGGATGTCATCCAATACTAAACCTAAGCCATCATTAGAAGAACTTGAAGTAGAGTGTGATCGCCTTCATCAGATTTGGTTGAGCGAACAATATAGAAGAGATAGAGCAAAAGAGTATCCTGCTATTACGGATCAATTGGATATGCTCTATCACGATAAGATTAACGGGACAGATAACTGGCAACAAGCTATTCAAGCAGTCAAAGATAAATATCCAAAAGGTTAAAGTATGCCAATTAAAATAAACTCTGCTGGTGGTGGTTCTATAACAATTGATGTGCCAAACATGTCAACTGCTAATACACTTGTATTACCTTCAAGCACTCCAGCAGGATCTACACTAATAACGAATAATTATACTGGCACTATACAGGCTAGTAATTACGGAACTATTGTAGGTAAAACAGCATTATTTGAAACCACTACGGCTAATAGTTGCGTATATATTCAAGCCTTACCCGCAAATAACGGTAACAGAATAGACAGCTATAACTATCCTATTACTGGCGCTAGACCGCTTGTCATCAATTCAGCAAATACAAGATTTTGGATTAATGATACCGAAACAGTAACATTTAACAGTTCTGGTATTGTTGATCTGTGGGGTGGTAGTGGTGGCGCTCAATTGCGTATGAGAAATGGTGGAGATTTTGCCATATATTCAGCAAGCGACTCCTATGGAACAACACTTTGGTGTGATCCACCACAGAGTGGTATGGCAAGCACCGGCTACTTGTGGGTAGAATATTTGAATAGCCATATTCAAAAATGTGGCTATGATAGAGGATGGGACAACTATCCTTCAATTACTGTTAGAAATGATACAACAAACGGTCCGCAAGGGGAATTTCGTATTCATGGTGGCAATGGTATTAGTGGCGGTGACTTTTCTGCGGCGCTGCGATGTGATGGTGGATTTATTACTGGATCTGACAGAAGAAGAAAAACCAACATTGAACCTATTACTAATGCTTTAAATACTGTGTCACAACTCAATGGCGTCAGATTTAATACTGTGGCTAAAGACGGAAGAGTTGAGACTGAGTTATCTGTTGACGGGAAGAAATATGGTCTTATCGCTCAAGATACGATTGATGTAATACCTGAATGTGTTAAGTTCTATCCTGAAGCTGATACAGAAAGTGAAACTGGCTGGGCTTCTGCTTATTCAATTGATTACCCTACAATCACACCACTTCTAATAGAAGCTATCAAAGATTTGAAAGCTCAGATTGAAGTTCTAAAGAATGAAATTGATACTCTTAAAGGTAAGAATTAACAATGAGCACTGTTAAAGCAATCAATTTACAGCATCCAAGCTCATCAAACACAAATCTTGTGATGGACTCATCTGGTCGTGTTGGTATAGGTACATCATCACCAGAATACATCTTAGATGTCTCAATTCCTTCTGGTCCATACATTAGCAGATTTACAAATTCAAATACTGCAACCAGTCAGTATAATGCTATTTTAATTCAACAAGGACAATCAGGTTCTGCCACTGGTTATTTGGGCACAGGAGGAAGTAGTACCACTAATCCCTCTTTCAGAAATACTTTTGTTGTTGGTACCCAATCTGCAAACGATTTAGTTCTGAACACAAATGATACCGAACGTATGCGTATTGATAGTTCTGGACGTATTACCACACCATATAGACCAGCGTTTTTTGCTTATTTGGGTTCAGAACAGTCTGTTGGAACCTCAGCAACTAAAGTGACTTTTCAAAACACTGTATATAACGTAGGAAGTTGCTTTAGCACCGTAAACTCTAGATTTATAGTTCCTGTTACAGGACTATATCAGTTTAATATGGGACTTTATCCATATCCGGTCATTAGAGCAGAGATGTATATATTTGTTAATGGATCACCATATCAGAGATTTCAGCCAGCTTTTAATACATCTAGTGGAACAGAAACTAATCCAAACGGAACAAGAGCATCATCATCATTAATTTTAAATGCTAATGATTATGTTGAATTGTTCGTCGAATGTCTCGATTCAGCCGGCATTTGGAACGGCGGCCCGTATTCATCATATTTTCAAGGTTACTTAGTCGGCTAACATAAATAGGATCAAATGGCACTTACATTTCCATCATCACCGACTAACGGTCAGACATACACAGACACCACGACTGGCAATAGATACATCTATAATGCCACTGTTGGTGTGTGGTCGTTTTCGTCTAACAATGTCGGTATGTCTGTCTCTTCTACACCACCTTCTAATGTCGCTCCGGGCGCTATGTGGTTCAATAGAGAGATTGGTAGAACATTTGTCTATTATGATGATGGCGACTCCAAATAGTGGATTGAAACTGTTCCTGCTGGTACCGTAGATACAAACACAATTGCTTCGTATGTTAATCCTGTGTTCGCTTCTATGAACGGTGCTTATACAACGGCTAATGCTGGTTATGTGACAGCTAATGCTGGATTTGGTAAAGCTAATAATGCATTGGCTAATACAAGTGGTGTCTCATTTAACGGCACATTGAATGTTCCTAGTGGGAATATGGGTATTGGTACAAATTCTCCAAACTATAGTAGCTTTGCTAGAGCATTGACACTTAATGGACCCGCTGGAGTTTCATCAGGTTTTGAACTTGCTTACAATGGCACTGTTGTTGGAAATATGAGAACGGACAGTGGCACATATGAACTTCGTTCACAATCAACCGATCTAATCTTAAATTCAAATCCTTCTGGAAGCAATAATATTATATTTAAGTCTGGTTCAAACACAGAACGTATGCGTATTGATAGTTCTGGTTATGTTACCAAGCCATATCAGGTTGCGTTTGGCGCTTATTCTGCTGCAACTGGTAACTATACAACATCAGCTAACGCTGTAATTCCGTTTACTGGTGGTACAAGATATAATGTGGGTAATGGTTATAGTCTTTCTACAAGTAGATTTACTGCTCCTATAGCAGGAATGTATTATTTTTGTTTTCACGCATACAATAATGGATCGGGTGATAGAGTTAATATAAGGGTTAATGGCGGTGTATCCATGGGACAGGGTTCAAGAAATGGTGCCGGCATAGATTATCATCAAGCCGTTATCTTTTACTTATCTGCTGGAGATTATGCGGAGGTGTGGTCGACATATGGGGGCGGCACAGTTTATCTATCTAGCGCCCATACAGAATTTGCAGGTTACTTATTAGGTTAAAAAAGGAGAAAACAATGACAACTTATACTGTAGAATACACAGAAACAGAAAACAAGGCTATGGCTTATGCTGCGGCTGACGTTAATGATTGGATTCAGAACGCTGCTCATGAAAGAGCAAGAATTGCTATTGACGAAATCGTAGCACTAGCGGTTCAGAAATTCTTAGAAGCTGGTCAGTCAATTCCAGGTTCAAAGGATGAAATCGTTGCGGCTGCTTTTGCTAATGGTTGGGTTAAGACTGCGGCAGACAGAAACGCAGAAGCAGTAGCGACAGTATTGCCACCAGCATAAGGATTTAGATGGCTCTTAATTTCCCCAACTCACCAACTGACGGGCAAATATACACAGACACACCATCTGGCAATCGCTGGGTGTGGGATTCTGCTAACACTGTCTGGAAGTCAACATCAACGTTTACACAGACAATCACGGTAGCATCTACAGCACCGGGATCACCTGTCATTGGTCAGTTATGGTGGAATCAAGATTACGGACGTCTGTTAGTCTATTATAGCGATGGTACATCTTCACAGTGGGTTGATGCTTCACCATCTGATTATACAAGTTCGTTGGCATATGTCAATTCTAATGCTGCTTTCGGTAAAGCTAACACAGCATTACAGAATACAAGCGGTACGTTTGCTGGGACTTTAAGTGTTACGGGTAATGTTGGTATATCTACATCAACATCAAACTATAAATTAGATATTAATGCTGGGTCACAAGGAACGACAGCTAACAGTCAAGTCTTATTACAAAGATTCTATACTGCTTCTTCCAATTCTGGTGGTAATTCTAATTATCTCGAACTAACCGATACAAGAGTTGTTGCTGGTAGTTCCTGGAACGGATGTGGTGCGAGATTACAGCATAAGGTTGATGCTGACTATCAAGCCTATATTCAATTTAATGGTGGTAATGATTACGGCATTTCATTTGGAACAGGCGCAAGTTCAACTAGTCCTACTGGTGTTACCGAACGTATGCGTATTGATAGTGGTGGTCGTATCACTAAACCATATCAGCCAAGATTTGGTGGATATAGAACTGCCGGTGTAGTTTCCAGCGGTAATACATATATTGCAAATGTCGCCGATATTAATGTTGGTAGCTGCTATAACACAACAACAGGAATATTCACCGCTCCTGTGGCTGGTGATTATTTTATTGGAATTTTTGGACTTTCAAATGATTCTTCGTCAGCCGCTTTTCAGGTATTAAAAAACAACTCTTTAGTAACAGGCTTTTGGCCGTATCAAAGCAGTACCGTAGGTAACGGAGCGAATCCCTGTGGTTTTGGATTGGTATCACTAGCAGCTAATGATACTTTGAAAATCAATGTTGCTGCCGGTAACATAATTGGTGATACTAATTATCATAATCGCATAACAATTTATCTTTTAGGATAACAAATGGCAGCTTTAGACTTTCCATCAAATCCAACTAACGGGCAGACATACGCACTCAACGGAGTAAACTATTATTATAACTCCACTATTGGTGCTTGGTTAACTCAAACTGTCACTCCAGCGGTAGTAGCATCATCTAATACTCAGGTGATGTTTAATGACGCCGGTATTGCTAACGGATCACCTGAACTAACATTCAATAAAGTGTCCAGCACACTAAATGCCAACACCATATCAGTAGGCACATTGATTGAGTTTTCACAAAATATCTCATACAACTATACTATTACAACAGGACGTAACGCATTGAGTGCTGGTCCTGTTTCTATCGCTAACGGAAATGTTGTCACGATCCCATCAGGATCTGTCTGGACAGTAACTTAGGAGAAAAGTAATGCCAATGTTATTGTATGGAAATGGCACGATTTCGGGTGCGTCATCCATGCCGAACAACATACAGTTTGGTGGCACTGTCGGTGTTACTGGTGCTCTTAATACATCTAGCACATTTACAACATCTGGTGCTTTAACTGCTTCTGCTGGTATTGCTTTTCCTGCTACACAAAACGCATCATCTGACGCTAACATTCTTGACGATTATGAAGAAGGTAGTTGGACTCCGGGATACAATAGTGCCTCTTCAATACCTAGTGCGACAGGTACATACGTTAAACTTGGTAGAATGGTTACGATTTTATGGCAAATCCAAATAGTTCATAGTGGAACTACATTAGGACAAATAACTGGTATACCGTTTGCGTTTGCTAGTCCTGGTCAAAACTATGTCAGTGTAATAACCAGAGAATGGTATTCTACAGGAAATGCCATAGTTCACGGTGGCTCTGTTGGAGGTACTACATTTGATATGTTTTGGACAAACAATACTAGAACAGTAGTTAATGGCACCACATACGGATTCTCTGGATCAGTATCATATTTTGTCAATTAATCGAGATAGGGAAATATAAACAATGGCACTTACAGAAACTAAAGTAATTGATCAGATCACGGTCACTGAGAACGGTAGCGTTCTAGTAAGAGAAGCAACCCGTATTCTCAAGGATGATGTTCAGATTGCTCAAACGTTTCATAGATGGTCGTTTGCTCCTGGTGATGATGTTTCTTCAATGCCAGAGAATGTTCAATCGATTTGTAACACGGCGTGGACACCTGAGGTTATTGAAGCATATCAAAGCAGTTTAAATACAGGAACAATCAATGCCACTTAAACTCTTATCAACTGGCGGCGGATCAGTATTACTAACAGCAAACACAACCGGATCTGACTTTACAGTTAATGTTCCTCCTGAAAACGGAACCATGTTTACTAGTGCTTCATTGCCTGTTTCTGTTGCTAACGGTGGTACAGGAAGATCAAATCCTCTAGCATATTGTTTTGCCTATAACTCTGCTGACACATCTGTTTTTGCTTACAGCACCGCAGTAAAGGTAGCTTTTAATACAGCAGGTTTGGATAATGTTAGTGGATTCAATGCTGCAAATAATAGATATGTTGTTCAATCTGGATATGCGGGAATATATAGAGTCGATTTCAATTGTCGTCTGAGGTTGTCAACAGGATCTCTTATGAACAATGCATGGTGGATGATATATAAAAATGGAAGTCAAATGTCATATAATCAGCTTGACACTAATGGAAGATACTTCTATTCTATTCCTTGTATTGGGACATATATAGCCAATCTTGCTGTAGGTGATTATCTAGAGTTTTATGTTGGTTTTGATTCTCAAAGTGACACAGCAACTAGATCGTATTTTACCACAAATACAGCACATATGTTTGTTCAACAAATAGGTTAAATAATGTCAATTCTCAAAACGATATATCTACAACATCTAAATGGCGCATCACCTAACGCTACACTAGACGCTAACGGCAATATGACTGTTACAGGAACAGTTGTTTCTAGTAGTCCAACTGGTGGTATGCGGAATAAGATCATCAATGGTGATATGGTTATTGATCAAAGATATTCTGGTACTAGTGCTACTGCTGGTGATGGTACCTACATTGTAGATCGTTGGAGCACTATTACTAATCAAGCATCAAATTTCACATACACTGTTCAACAAAATGCTGGTTCGGTTACTCCTCCTGCCGGTTTAACTAACTATCTTGGAGCAACAGTAACAGCATCCAATTCTTCTATCAGTTCAGGTACTACGATTGGTCTAAGACATAAAATAGAAGGTTACAATATAGCTGACTTAGCATGGGGAACTTCTAGTGCTAAACCTGTAACCTTATCTTTTTGGGTTCGCTCTAGCTTAACAGGAACATTTGGTGGTGCATTGTGGAACAGTTCTCAAGCATTATCATATCCATTTAGTTATAGTATTTCACAAGCAAATACTTGGACATACATTACCTTAAATATTGCTGGACCTACAACAAGCACCTGGGTAGTAAATAATGGAACTGGTGTTGGTATTGATTTTAGCTTAGGAACAGGAACCACTAGACTAGGAACTGCTGGATCATGGGCTTCTGGATTTTATCAAGGAGCTATAGGTCAGACACAAGTAGTCAGTACCAATGGTGCTACATTCTATCTCACCGGTGTCCAACTAGAAGCCGGCACAATAGCCACACCTTTTGAAAGAAGATTGTATGGTCAAGAACTAGCTTTGTGTCAGAGGTATTATTGGAGAAACAATGCCAGTTCAACATGGACCTATGCCAGACAGCCATGCATCATTGTTATGGGATCAACCACGGGCGGTTCTATGGTGATAATCAATCCTGTTACTATGAGAGGATTACCAGTATCAGTAGATTTTAATGCTTTGGCCTTATACGACGGCGCTAACTTAGTAGCTATATCTAATTTAACACTAGATCAAAGTTCATTACAGACAGCTTGTATGTCAATAACAACGACCGGAGCAACTCAGTTTAGACAATATATCATTATGGGAAACGGTAGTGCTTCGTCTTATCTGGGCGTATCAGCCGAACTATAACAACTAAATACAATAAAAAGGATTAACAGTTGGCGCTTAACTTTCCATCATCACCAGTTGACGGGCAAATATATATCGATTCTACATCAGGTAGTCGATATGTGTATGTCGCCGCTTCGTCAAAGTGGAAGTCAATGCAGTATGCAGCGACAGTTGTATCCTTTGGTTATCAAACTGCTAATGCCGGTTACGATACTGCTAATGCAGCCTTCAATATGGCGAATGCTGCTTACTCAATACAAAACGTAGATTTCACTCTTTCCAATTCAGCATTTACTCACGCCAACGCCGCATATGTTACAGCTAACGCCGCATTACCAAACGTAAGCAATGCTGTGTTTGCAGGCAACCTAAGAGTTACCGGTAATCTACTGATTGGTATGAATACAGTAACAATCACTGACAATCATATCATATCGGCTGAATACTATCGTATGAACACATCCAATCATATGGTTGTCGTTCCAGATGCTAATAGAGTTAATACTATCTTCAATATCATCAATGTTTCTTTTGATACTGCTAACTCTGCTTACACATCAGCTAATAACGTTGGTCCACAAATTGCTCCAACATACAATACAGCCAACGCAGCATTTGATAAGGCTAACAATGCTCTTGCTAATACAAGTGGCACTTATTTTAATGGCGATCTATTTTTTCCATCTGGTAATGTTGCTATTGGCGAAACAACAGCAAATGCTAGACTATTAGTTACATCATCCAGTAATCGTGTTGCTATCAGAGGTATTGCAGATCAAGCTGGTGGTGTTGCTGGTCATTCGATAGGTGCTGTTGGTGGTTCTTTCTCATCAGTATCATTCAATGCAATTCAGGCACAAGCTGCTGGTGCTGGTTATGGTGCGTTTATTACATCCAGTAGCGGATACGGCGCTTACATAGCATCGATCACAGGTTCGCCATTAGTTGTCGGTAAGTATGCTGGTTCCGATTATCTAACAGTTACTACTTCAGGAAATACTGGCTTTGGAACATCAGCTCCTGCTTATAGAGTTGATATTGCTGGTGCGGCAAATATTTCTAATCCAACTTTACTAGTTGCTGGTCAAAACGTCATTTCAACATTAGTAACATCATATGATACTGCTAACGCCGCTTATGCTAATGCCAATACAAAGTTAGCAAATGCTACAGGAACATTTGCTGGTTCACTTACTACAACAGGAACGGTAACATCTAACGGTTATGTTTATGTAACAGCATTGGATGCAGGCAATGAAGGCGGTGAAATTCAACTTAGCGGTGCTGGTAACTATGCTGGTTGGGCTTTAGATGTCTATCAGAATAATCACAGAACATATGTCAGAACAGGTTCAACTCTAGCAAATCTCACTTTCTTTCATGCGCTCGGTGGTTCTGTTAGAATGGGTGTCAATAAAGCAGATCCATTATATACACTAGATGTTAATGGTGATATCGCATGTTCCGGTCTAACTGTTACTGGAAATTCAACAGAAGCTCCTCCAAGTGAAGTTGCTTTCTTTGCCCGCAATAGTGCTCCGACTGGTTGGTTAAAATGTAACGGTGCCGCTATTTCTAGATCAACATATGCCAATCTTTTTGCTGCCATTGGTACAACCTTTGGTTCAGGTGACGGTTCAACTACATTTAACGTTCCTGATATGAGAGGTTATTTTCCTCGTGCTTGGGTAGACGACGGTTCTGTAGGTGGTGCTAGAACATTTGGTACTACACAAACAGACGCCTTTCAAGGCCACTGGCATCAATACACAGGCACTACAACGGATAATACAGGTGGCATTGGTGGTATCATTGATGGTCCGAATACACAAACAGGCGGTGGTGGTAATCTAATTCTAGGACCTATCTCCGACGGTTCAAACGGAACACCGAGAACAGCGAGTGAAACACGACCGTCTAATATTGCACTTCTTGCTTGTATTAAATTTTAAGAGGATATAATGGAAATCTGGAACTATAATTCTATTAGTGGTGAACTTACAACTAAAAGTTTAGCTGACGAATCTCCTCTTGAACCTGGTGTATATCATATTCCAGCACATGCTACTACTGTTTCTCCACCAAATCCACAAGAAGGTAAAGCTATAGTCTTTAAAAATGATTCATGGATATATGAAGAAGATCATCGTGGTGAAAGATGGTGGGATACAAATGGTAATCAAATTATTATTGATAGAATTGGTTCATCTGTTATAGAAGGTCTAACATCAGTAGAACCTCCTCCGCCGCCAGAACTATCAACAGAAGAGAAGTTAGCCAAAGCTGGTATCAGCATAGATGAATTAAAGAAACTACTTGGTTTATAACTAAATAGTTTAAAAAGGACTAGAAATGTCACTCAACAAACCTGCTAACAAAGAAGA